TTTCGGCTGAAAACTTTGAAGAGTACGAGTGTCCTGAGCAAATCATAGCCGGAATGAACATGGCGAATACGTACAAGCTGCTCAAGTCGGTGACGAACAACGATACTCTCGAAATGAATATCAAAGGCGCAGAGGTGATTGAGATGATTATTCGTAACCAGGTGAAAAAGTCTTCGTCGACATTTACGCTCAAGCTTCTGGAGATTAACGAGGATATCCTGGAGCTGCCAGAGCTCGATACGGACATTCTGACGACTCTACCGTCGGTTGATTTCCAGCGCATCTGCAGGGACATGGGCAATTTGTCAAACGAGATTGACATTTGTCGCGAGGGTGACCAGTTGATTCTGAGTTGCCAGGGTGACTTTGCGAACCAGAGCACGTCGTTCGAGTGCCCAGAGGTTTGGGATACCAAGATGGGCAACACGTTCAGTCTCAAGTATATCAATCTATTTACAAAGGCTACCGGTATGTGCTCGAGTGTACAGATTATGCAACACGCCGAAGAAGAGGCTATGCCTATAGTTTTTAAATACAGTATAGCAAATTTGGGAGAGATGCGATTTTATCTCGCACCAAAAGTTAAAGAATAAATAATTTATTAAAACTATGGAAGCCAGGTATGGTGAAAGAATTCAAGAATTCGAAGATTTGATTCGAAGAGGAGAATGCACCGAGGCTGACTTGTATGGCTATATAGCCGAGACTGCACCCTTTATTCGGGAGTACTATTCCGAAAAAAAGGTGGAGGATACCGGACAAACGAGTACTCTGTTTAAAAGCAGAAAGACGGGATCACAACGCAAGGATATTTATACAAAATACCTATCGACCGTCGAGAATGAATCATTTCAGACGATGACCGGACCAAGTCTACATCATAAATGCACGTCGTGCGGATCTTATGACTTGGAGCATGACCATGGGTCGAGCGACGATATATGTAGGGCATGCGGGGCCACAATGTACGTACAGTGTGACGAGGTTGGATTCCGTGAGGAGCAGGATATAGAAAAGACTATAGTTTACAGTTATCGAAGAGAGAATCATTTCAATGAATGGATCGCGCAGTTCCAAGCGAAAGAATCCACTAATGTACCGAGTGATGTAATAGAAAAACTTAGAAACGAATTCAGAAAACAAAAGATTAAGGATGTTTCTGAGATTACTCACGCACGAGTCAAAGAGTTTTTGAAAAAACTAGGACTGAGTAAATACTATGAACACGTTCCGTACATTACTACAATTTTGAATGGAATACAGCCGCCGACAATGCCTCAGGCTCTCGAGGACAAGCTCAGACTCATGTTCAAACACATCGAGGCGGCTTGGGAAAAGAACAAGCCGGCTGACCGTAAAAACTTTTTGAGTTATTCGTACACACTTTACAAGATGTGCGAACTGCTTGGTGAGGATGACTACCTCCCCTGCTTTCAGTTACTCAAGTCGAAAGAGAAACTGTACAAACAAGATCAGATGTGGAAATCAATCTGCAAAGAACTCCAGTGGGAGTGGATAAAAACAGTTTAAAAAATCTCTGACCAAGACAAATGACCAAGAAGGGATTTGTGTACACGTGGAGAGATGCCACGGCCGCCACCAAAATAAACTCGATGAATCCAGATTGGTACTATACCTGGAGTCTGTCTCAGATTCACGGTGTCAACGTACCATTTGTTCCTATGATCTGGAGTTCAAAGAGTCTGGCTCAGCTTCCGAGCGTCAAGGGTGATGTGGTGCTCGGCTTCAACGAGCCGGACCGGTCAGACCAGTCGAATACGGATGTGCCTACGGCAATCAAATACTGGCCACAGTTCAAGGCGACCGGCAAGAGACTTGGAAGTCCGGCAACTGCAGCGAACCCGACAAAGGGTTGGCAGAAGGAGTTTATGGTGTCGTGCTCGGACAGTGTCGATTTCATGTGTGTTCACTGGTATGGCTCGGCCAACCCACACACTCTGCTCGCCCTTTTGCACGACTTGTACGATCAGTACAAAAAGCCAATCTGGATTACAGAGTTTGCAGTCGCAGACTGGTCGGCCACGACGCAGAGCAAGTATTCCGAGAATCAGGTTGTAGATTTCATGGAGGATATTCTTCCGGCGCTAGACGATCTTCCCTATGTCGAACGCTACTGCTGGAAGACTCGTACGACGTCCGATGTGAACATGGGAACCAGTGCTCTTTTCAACGACGACGGAACGCTGACTCGTCTCGGAAAGGTTTACTCTATGCATGGAATTATGCAGGATGACGTTCCGGTTGCAAGATTTGCTGCACTTATAGAAGAGTCTCTCAACAAAACTAATGAATCAGAATCTGACGACACGGATTCTTTACATGAGTGATATAGATACTCGAATAGCTTTTCGGCTCGAGCCGAAAAGACTTCCAGTGTATTCTTTTCCGATGAAGACCGGGATGCTTTATGATCCTCGTCGGAAAGTTCTGTACAATTTTTATCCGGTTGATTTTTACATTATTCGCAAAAATGCTGATATCACTGTGGATGATGGCCTCTACATATTTTCAGGCGAACAACAAGTTGAAATTTATAACCATCGCGGACTCCACATCATGTATTCGTCGGAGACGTGGATGACCGAACATCCTGTGCAGATGTTGAGCGCTTGAGCGGCTCGCGAATATCTACAGTTGCACCCTTTGGTGCAAAGTCGTACTGCTGCATCATCCGACGCCGATTCTCTGAAAACTCCCGGGACATACATTCCCATACTTCTTTCATACAATACTCGTGGTTGTTATTATTGATTTCTAGTTGGCAGTAGCAGCACACCTCCATACCAATTCTTCGACTTGTAGTTCTAAGCCAAAATTAATGAGGATCGCCTCCGGCAAACCCAGGAGTTTCATGTACTGCTGGGCTTGGATTCGAGCAGCATCGTTGAGGCCGCGGGTCGACTTGAGTTCGACGATTGTCTTTTTGTCGATGATGAGATCGGCCCGAAGGTTGCCGATGACGTGACCTTCATACTCGATAGGAATGATACGTTCAGTCTCGTACGGAATGCCGTGGGCGCGCAGCTCCACCTCCATGGCATTGTGATAGACCGACTCTGAATAACCATAGCCCAGCTTTGAATAGACGCTCTGGGCGATATTTTTTATATCATTCATATATGGATACAGGGTTGTACTTTTTAATAGGATATTTAAGTAATTTTAAAAGGGTGTCGTCGTCTGTATGTCTTTCAACATATACCAAGTGTATAAACAACTGGCTATCGATATCTATTTCTTTCCGTATCCCGCTTTACGTCCGACGAAATCACGATTCGCCCGATAGATGTTGGACAGTGTTGGATTGCGGCGTTTCTGCAGGACCATGATGGCACCTAGCTTGCGGAAGACGACCAGAGGGCCATAGGCCGCAATAGCCTTGACCAGGGCTGCGCGGCGCACGCGATCGGACGCGGACGCCTTGTAGCCAAACTTGCTGAGAGTTCCCTTGGCCAGGATACCAATCTTTGGGCCTGTGTATGGAGATTTGCCGCGGGCCGCCTTGACGCGGACGACGCGACCACCAACGATGCGGTCATGGGCTTTGCGAATATAGGGCATTTACTATACCCATATAAAAAAACTAGAGCCCTCTCTGGTATGAAGATTGCCTGCGCCGACTTTGAATCGGTCCGACTCGCCAATGGCAAGTCGTTGGTTCACAACATCTCGGTCGTGACTGGAACTCTCGAGCACAAAAAGTTCTGGACGTCCCAAGGTCGTGGCAAGAGTCCGCAGTATATCAACTCGACGGTCGTCTGTGGCGGACCGAGGATCGATATCCTTGTCCAGAATGCACTCAAGCATCCGGCGATCGAGCTCAGTGATAATATCCAAAACAAACTTCGGCTTACGAGTCAGCTGGCCGATCAGTATACTTTTGAAAAGTACGCCGTACCGGATCTTCGGACGGCCGTCAGACTTTTGATCAAGTTTGTCAATGAAAACACTGATGGTATTTTCATGTCACACTCGTTGGATAACGACCTCCGGATCCTGTTCGAGTCTGCAGAAGTCCTTGGCGAAAAGAAGTTGTTCAAGAAGGACTTTTTGTACCGACCAGAGGTTGGCTGCTACTTGTCCGGTTGGGACAAGCTCACTCTGATTTGTACTCAGAGACTGCTGACAACCCAGTGTCCCAAGTTTGACAAGGAGGTGGCGGCAAGTCAACCGGATACGCGCCTCGAGTCGTATGCCCGAAACATCTACGGGAATGACTACGAGCAGACGCATACGAGCGTCGCGGACGCCCTCGATCTCATGTTTGTCATCTGCAAGGCTTTCAACACTGACAAGTTCAAGATTGACCTGGGCCGGTCGAGACTGTTTATGAAACCGGTGTGGCGAGCTCGTAACCAAGCGTGTACATCCTAATCTTGTCCTCGTGACCTAAACTAAAATTAAAAACAGGAGAATCTCCAATGTCTATATTCATATGTTTAATATCTACGTACCGAAATCTATTCTTTAGGATCGCGCTCAGAATCATACTGACATAGCCCCGAAGGTCATCATACCGACTTAGATTCTTGTAAATAAGATGTACGGCCAATACATCTTCTTTATTTAGGAATGGTGCACACGGTGTCGCCTCCATGAATGCACCGTCAATATACCGCCAGTCTTTATATACCAGAGACTCGAACAGGAAAGGAACGGCGATCGAGGCATACAGAGCATCGATGACACTCATCTTTGGATGGGTATCGACCGAAAAGTAGACTGTCGTTGAGAGGTCGAGGCAGAATGCAGCAATGTGCAGTTTGATTGGAAAGTACTGGTATAGCTCCTCGAACGTCACATCCTCCTTTTTGGGCATGAGTTTCTTGAGAGCTGTCGAAAAAATACCCTTTACACGGTCGGCCGGTACAAGTCCATAACTTCGGACCAGAGTTTTGAGATCGGGTTTTGCTAATTTACTGATTGGAATGTTGAGCGAAACATCTAAAAGTCGTTCAAAATTCCCTCGTGCAGCAATGTACATAAAGGCGGCCAAAGCACCGGCTGACGAACCTGAAATCTCTTCCAGGTTATCGAGCTGCTTCGTGTCGGCCATTTTTTTTAGCACTCCGACGAGTGCGAAATATCCGAGAACACCAGGACCGATGGCGAGGTGTTTCATCTGTCAGTAAAACTGAGGAAAATATGCACGCAGGGACGCGAAAATAACGGCAAAGATGATGGTGTGCACGATCGATGCGGTATAGGAAGTTGGGGACTCACCTCTTGGGATGGTAAAGAATGAACCTGGTGCTAAAACTGCGTACAGAAGAGCGGGCACAATCAAGTCAGCCGGAGTGTACGTTACGCGCAGAACAAACTTGTAAATCACCGTAAGAATGATGGTCATGAGGAGCATCTTGGCAAGCAGAGGTTGATTGGGTGGAAATCCCATCGAATACATTGAAAAAATAAATGCAGACGGGAGAACTTTTGGGCTTGTAATATCGATAAGCATTATACTATTACTCAAGAAAAGTCGCGAATAAACTGACAAAATGTGTTGAAGCTTGCACGCCGAAGCCAGGTGTGCTGAAGACCGTTGTCTTCGAGGTAGGCCCTCATACCCATCCAGAGGTTCAAAAGGTGTTCAGAGTGCCAATCCTCCCAATCCTGTGGGTGAAGCGGCTCTGGAGTCTCATCCTCCTCCTGATCCTCAAAGGCATCGTCGCCTGCGAATGCGTCGTAACTGTACTCGTTGTGGAGACCCATCTCACTTCATCTAATATACTAGTGCCGCCTGTCCCTAAGCCCGTTAATTCAGTAGGGCGGCGTAGCCGCCTACTGACTGTATGTCTGCAACTAGGTGGCGAAGCCGCCTAGGCTTTCGTCTTGGGCACAGTCAGAGACAGCGTCTTGGACTCTTTCTTGGGCAGAGCCTCTATGACGGTCGTGTAGCAAGCGTCTGTACGGACGACATCATTCTCGAAAAACTTGAGCAGACCGGACCGAAGCGAATCCTTCGTCAGCGAGCCTGACTTTCTGGACGTCTTGATCGACACCTTCTCCTCGTTCACCTTGACGGCGTCAATCTCCTTTTCAACCATAAACACCTGAATGTATTTACGAAGTTCCTTTTCACGCTTGTTGAGCGTCGAAAGGTCCTTGCGGGCTTCCGCCAAGTTCTTTTTGAGTTCAATCCACTCAGCCATAGCAGTCTTCACGTCGTCTGCCATTTACTGAATGATAAGAGATTTTTAGCTTTATTTAAAACTCACCTGAGCCAATCTCGAACGATGGGCGCATCACGTCGGGGGGAATGGTGGACTGATTCCAGATAGAGACACCGGTGCGAGGGTTGGGGGGCTCGCTGCGCTCCTGACGGTTGGCGTTGCGCAGGTTGCCGCCGATCGTCTCTGGGTAGCCAATCTGGCTGCGGGGGTCCAGGAAGTTCTGGCCCTGCAGCACCTTGTCTGGAGAAAACTCACCCAGCTTCTCCTGTCCGCTGTACTCGCCGCCGGCAAAGTCAGCCATGGACGAGAAGGCTGCTGCTGCTGGACCATTGCTCGCGGTTCTCGAGAAATCATTCTCGTTAAACTTGTAGTAGCTGGGCTGGCGGAAAAACAGAACGTAGACAATCAGTGCAACGAGGGCCCAGAGTAACAGTTGCTTGGTCTCCATTTATTAATACTTAGCTATAAAAAAACTTAGTCCAGATAATCTGCGGGAGAGTCCTCCTCGGCCTCATCCTGTGGAGCGTCGTCAAACAGATACTCGGTCGGGAATGTCTTCTTCTGGACGGGTGCCGACGAGACGCGGATCTGGGCAATACGGAAAATAGGACCAAACGACTTTTTCAGGAACCACAGGCCTGAGAGTTCAACCAGGACATCCAGGGTTGCATCCTTCTGGATAGATCCCAGCTCGACACCATTCTTCTGAGTGTCGTATGCGACAGTCACCACGTCACCCTTGACGGTCGCCAGCGGTGCCTGGAAAATCGTACCCTCGAGGGCACTCTGGTACGCCTTCTGGATGGTCTCGTCGGCAATCTCCTTGCCGAACCACTCCAGCTTGCTGGCCACCGCCTGGTTGATGAGATCCTGCTCGACTGAGGCTACGATCGACTGGCTCATCTCATTCAACTGGAAAGATAAATTCTTCGACGCGAGCAGAGTCTCATCCACAAGCTTCAACTTGTTCAGCTGGTAAAACACACGCTCACCACCCTTGGAGACCTTCAGGTAGTAACGACCATCTGGAATCTTGATAGGCTGGCTGTATTCCATGTACTAGTGTAGCTCAAAAATATTAATGCAATCGGTCGCACAAAAAAGTTGACCTATATCAGTACCATGTCTTGTGAAGGATGCCGGTGCATGACTGGCGATATGAATCCGCTCGTAAAGATTTGTGGCCGGCTGGAGAATGGCTACGTCTATGAATGTGACAAGTCCTGCTGTAAGGTGGATTGTTCAGGTTCGGTCGTCACACCCATGGAGATGCTCTCGGCTCGTATGAATAAACCAATTCAGAATGCTCCGCTGACTATCGGAAACAACCTGATGACGGCAACCGTCAGTGATGACGACCCGACCAAGCTCCCAGGATCGCCGTTCAAAACTATCAAGGCAGTCTTCCAGGATTCAAACACACCCCAGCAGTTTATCACGCTCATGGGTATCCTGCTCGTCCTGCTGATTCTCAGCACTGTCCTGCTGTTCTTCTAGAGAGGACCCGAAGGGTCCTCGACGCCTAGACCACAGGCACCTGTGCATAGCTGGGCAGGCTGAAATAGACAGTCTTGGCCTTTTCGTATGGATTTGAGCCTGACTTCATATACCACATGATTACTGGAGCGACGAGCATGGCGATGCCGAGCGCAAACAGAAACTGGAAACCAGCAGTCACCAGGAGCATAGTTGCAATGATGAGTGTTCCGTACAGGAACTTGCGCATCATTGGAGGTATCGGTTTCTCTGTATCCTTGTAGTACTTTAGTGACATCCATGTCGTGGCGATGAGTGCAGCTGACAAACCAATCAGAGCGATGCGAGTCATCACCATTACTATTACCACCCAAAATTACTTAAAGACGTCCACCATATATATAGTAGAAATGGCCTCCACCACCACCTCTACCCCCATCACCCTCGATGACCTGTCCAAGGACCTGAAGGCGATCCGCAAGGACCTGCGCAAGATCAAGGCTTTCATTGAGGACCCCACTGGCGAGAAGAGCAAGACTCGCAGCCAGAACAATGGATTCAACAAGCCCCTGCAGGTGACTCCCCTGCTGCGCGCATTCCTGAAGCTGCCAGAGGGTGAGATGATCTCTCGCTCTCAGGTGACCAAGGCTGTGAACGCATATGTCACCGAGAAGGGTCTGAAGGCTGGCCAGAATATCAGCATGGACGAGACGCTCAAGGAGCTGCTGCAGCCACCGGCTGATGTGCAGGTGACCTTCCTGAACATCCAGAAGTTCATTAACCCTCACTACATCAAGGAGGAGAAGCCCGAGGCACCCGCCAAGGAGAAGAAGGCTGCCGCACCCGCCAAGGAGGAGGAGAAGCCAGTCGTGAAGAAGCCGACGGTGAAGAAGCCAGTGGCCAAGGCGTAAAGTCAAGGCCGAAGGCCTTGCTGCAGCAGATGATCGACGGCGACCGCGGGGGGACCTTCACTGAAAAGGGCTTAAAAAATATGTGCGCGTGTAATATAACAAAGAATGTCTAGTGACGACGAGGCCAACGTAACACTCATCGATGCTCCCCTTCTCGACAAGGGGAAGCTCGAGGCACTCGTCGGTACAAAGGTGAATAATTTATCTCTGTACCGGCGCGCATTTTGTCATAAATCTGCTAGCAAAAAGTATATAGTCGATGGATCCTACGAGACGCTTGAGTTTATGGGAGATTCTGTGTTGGGGTTTATCATTACACGCCATCTCTTTGATAAGTATGAGGAGAACCAAGAGGGATTCCTGACTCAGGCGCGGACGAAGATTGTCCGCGGCAAGACGTTGGCCGCGATCGCAAACAAACTCAAGTTGTACGAGTGGATCCTGATGGACGACAAGGGTATGTCCAAGAAATGGAATCACAACCCGAAGATTCTGGAGGATTGTCTCGAGGCGCTCATCGGTGCCATTTACTTGGACATTGGTATGATTCACGCCAAAAAGTTTGTTCTGGATCTGCTCAACATGGTGGAGATTTCGTTTGATGACGACAACTACAAGGATCAGGTTATGCGGTGGTCACAGGCTCAGACAAAGCCTGTGCCTATCGAGTACCGTCTGGATGGTCACTCGAACGGAACCTTCTGCATCTCTCTTCTGATCGATGGTCTGGCGTGCGGTTCTGGGTTTGCGACCACCAAGAAACAGGCTGAGCAGAATGCAGCCCAGATTGCACTCAATACCATGAAGCTCCAGATTCCGAAGAGCAGTGCGTCAGGAAAATAAAAAAGTGCCTAAATATCNAANGCCATTAGGATCGCTTTTCGGT